GCCTCTGGCTCATCGCAGGTCACGGCCTCTGGCTCATCGCAGGTCACGGCCTCAAAATATGTGGCTGTGACAAAGGATGGGAAGCATGTCAGGGCGACGGGCGGAGTACAGATCGACTATCTTCCTCCGCAAAACCTTGATGAATGGCTGGAGGAATACTCCATCCAAATCACCGATGGAGTCGCGATCGTCTATAAGGCAGTCGGCAGTGACTTCAAAAGCGAACGCGGAGGCGATTACACCCCGGCCAGCACGCCGGAGTGTGATCGATGGGATACGACCGTAGAGTGCGGAGGAGGTTTGCATGTTTGTGGGACGCCTCATCACGCACTCGGTTTCTACTCGGAGGCAAAGCGGTTTGTTGCCCTTCCTGTTACCGTGGATTCCATCGCCCATTGGCCGAACGGAGATTACCCAACAAAGGTTAAGGTTCCTCGCGTTGTCTCCCCTGGATGCTACGAGGTGGACATTAACGGCGAACGAATTTAACCGCAACACCAACCAACCCAAACACCCGTCCTTCAGATGCTCAGGAATGAGGCTTGTGACACTGATGGACGCCGGCCTAACGATGTTCCCGCCTAACGATGTTCCCGCCAAAAACACCACGGCCCCCGGAGGCAATGCCGGAGGCCGTGAGTACCGCGAGAGGAAACTTGTGGGTAACTCCCTAAAGAGGGTGTCGAGTCCAAGATGGGAGCCGGAGCGTTGGCGGCACCGCCCACACTTGTATGATACGTCAAGTCGTGTTATGTTTGCAATGTCGAGTTCAAGAATGCAAAAAACCACGACAATCCGCAAAAAGTCAGGTTTCCAGCTTTCGTGCGTCTCGGCACTGCCGCCAAAAGGCGACCGTCGAGGTTGGCTGAACGTGTGGCCCGGTATCGACGTTAATTCCGACCAGAGCCTAAACGCGGTGCGATATTGCACCAGTAGGCTGGAGATGTTGGAAGCTGAAACCTTCGGTGTGTCGGGTGGAGCTTACGCAGGATTGAAACCTTCTCTAGCGCAATAACTGGCGTGAGGGGATGGTGCCCCGAGCGCAGGCGTGACAGAGGTCAATCGGCAAGTCAATCACCCCTCCGTTTCAAGCCTCTGTCTCCGGTTAAGGCTTCGAGCGGGGGTTCCGGGGAGCACGTAAAACACCGCCCGAGAGGGTGTATCACGGTTAGGAGTTTTCGGGTTCTTAAGCCCGAAGACCGTCTAAAAAGAACGACGAGGATGGAATATGACTACGATGGAGAATTTGATCTAACTGCAAAACGAGATTAAGGAACGAGTCAAGGGAGCCGAAGAACTAGTGAGGGGAACAAGTATCAGAATTCTCGTCAACTGGAGAGATCAGCCTATCGGATCTTCGATGAAAAACCGAAAAGGTGAAGTCTTTAAGGTTCGGGAAATCTACGCCGGATATGACCAAGAGTGGGGATTGATGATCGGAGATTTCCGGTGCGGGATAAGACTGAAGGATGTAGAATTCGTCGATTGAACAGTTCTACTGCAAGATTTCCACAGGCAAATGAAATTAGTCCTTGACACGCAATCCGTATCATAGTAGGTTTGTTTTGAGAGAGGAAATAAGGCAAATGGCAAACCCAAAGGCAAGTGATGTAGCAACCGAACTACGCAACCTGGCCGATGCAATCGACAAGCTCGGCGATGCTGAAACCATTCGACCGTTCGTTTACTTCGGACACGCAGATAACCGCAAAGAGTGTTTCATCGCTCTGGCGAAAGTTCTCCCGCGTCCGCTCACCAAGATTTACGAAGAAGGTACGTATCCAGACATGAAACTGGAGCACAACAACGACAATCTCCACATCACGGCGGTAATTCCCCGCTCGGAAGTGTGCGAGATCATTGAACCGGCACGACCGGCGAAGTATCACTGCCCTTCGATCTTCTCCACTGAAGATGAAGACGCTCTCGGAGATTTCTAACCAGATTCCCGCCCTCCTAACACGAGCATAGAAACTGCGTCCGTACCTGAGTGCGATGAGCCGATAAACGGACAGGCGGGAACATTCCAAAGGAAAAGAGGAAAGACATGAAGCACAGCGAATCAATCGCGGCAATCGCAGAGGCTTTGGCATCGGCTCAGGCGGAATACATTACCGTTCCGAAGAGCAAGACGGCCAAAGTGTCGGGAATGTCTAAAACTGGAAAAGCGTACGATTTCAGCTACAAGTACGCTGACCTTGCCGACATTCTTTCGATGGCGCTTCCTCGCTTATCCAAGCAGGGTGTGTCGGTCTTACAGCCCCACGTCCTTGTGGATGGAAAACTCCGGGTTTGCACCTACCTCTTCCACAAGTCGGGCGAGTGGATGCAGTCGGACGGTATTGAGATTTCAGAGGCCAGCCCGGACCCTCAACAGATGGGAATCGAGTCTACCTATTTCCGGCGCTACGATCTGGCATCCCTCATCGGCGTAGCTCCTGACGAAGACACCGACGCGCAACAAGCAGGAGACCGTACCCGGAAAGTAACCCCCGCCAGTGTCTACCCGCAAGGTGCGACATCGCACCCCGAAAACGCCCCCAGACCGACCAGCACGCAGCAGTCAATCCAACAGATCAACCAACGCGCAGAAACCGCACCAGAGGCTGGGAAACCGCAAGCGGGACAGATTAAATTCATCCCGCCGAACGGCCTGACGGCAACGGTGAAGCAAGTCAAGGAAATCATCGGCGTCCCTGCGAAACCGGCAACCGATACCCTTCCAGCGATGAAGGCTATCAGGGCAAGGATGATCGTTACTTTCCTCGGCGAACACAACGGAACTTCCGAGGCGTCCTGCTTCGATACGAAATTCTTCCCGCTACTCAAAGAGTGTGTCGGTTTGGAATGTCACTTCCAGATCGCAGAAAAGGACTCGGCAGGGAAGCACTACATCAACGTGGAGGATGTGATCTACGTCGATGGTGTTGAATATGTTGGCGGGGTTCCCGTCGTTACAGGAGAGGTTGAGTAATGGAATACGTGAAAGTTGAATCATCGCAGATCGACAGCTTGGGTTTCGGTGAAGGCGTCTATGGACCAGAAACCCTTGGAATCCGTTTCAAGCAAAAGAACGGAATCAGCGAGTACCACTACGAGCACGTCACAGCCAGGATGTATCAGGCTCTTGTGGCGGCAGAGTCAGTCGGGAAATACTTCGGCGCGAACATCAAGAACAATCCTGCATATCCGTTCACGAAGGTGGAATCACCGGACCCTCAACAGCCTCCGACGAAGAATACAGTATCTCCAGCGTCGGAGGCGACAGCGACAACGATCCTTTCTGGACTCCAATCGGATTTGACGAAGAATATGATCGAGATCCCTACTGACAACCCCAGCACATCCCTTGCCATCATCGACAAGCTAGACAACAGCGCATTGTTCTCCGCTGGTGGGGTCACAGACGCGCAGCTTGCCGCTGGCCGAGAGTGGTATCTCACCGAAGCCAAGAAGTACGACATATCGACCGAAGCCAAGCGCACCGAACTGAAGCGTTTCGCGCGTCCACTCCAGAAGCTCCGTACTGGCATCGAAGCACGGGCCAAGGAGTTCACCGGGGAGACGAAGAGGAAGATTGCAGCTATCGACACAGAGAAGCGTCGCCTGGTGCAGATCGTGGGCGAAATCGAGGATGCGGTTCTTGCTCCGTTGACGGAATGGGAGCAGGAAGAGGAAGCACGCAAGACTCGTCTCGGATCACATGTTTCCGATCTTTCAAGGGCTGGAGAGAACGTCTCACTATATCCCGATATTCTCTCTCTGGAATCTTCAATATCGATTCTCGAATCCTTCGACCTGTCCACCATGCAGGAGTACAAGGTAGGGGCAGAGAGCGCCATCGCCGCATCATTGCGGGTACTCAAGCGGGAACTGGAACGCCGCAAGCAAGCCGAAAAGGACGCGGCTGAACTGGAAGCGCTCAGGGCGGCAGAAGCCAAACGCCAAGACGACGCACGGATCGAAGCGGCGGCAAAGGAGTTGATCGCCAAGACGGCCCATGTAGACCAACCGGAGCCCACTCTTGAAGTAGTCGAGGTGGTTCCGTTCGTCTACGAGCAGGTTCCACCCTCCGCTCCGGTAATTCCGTTCGTTGACAAGCAAGCCATCCATGCAGAGATCGTCGAAGAATTGCAGGGATGTATGCTCACCCGCCAACAGGCTATCTTGGTGCTGAAGGCTATCATCGAGGGACGCATCCCACACGTGACCGTGAACTACTGAGGCGATCATACCATTCCCATCAACTCAATCCGATCTATTCGCGGCGGGGTATTCGTACTCGACATGGCAGAAGTGCCCCGCTTGCGAACTGGAAGTCGAAGTCTGGACAACGCCGGGCAAAAGGACAATCCAAATGGACCCTATGCCCGGACTCCAGAGCCCAGCAACGCAACACTACAAGACATGCAAACCGGAGGAATCAAATGGATCACGAGGGAGCAACGTACAAGACGCTGCGAGACGAGATAGCAATATCGGTAATAGCAGGATGGATGGCAGGAGACGTGAGAATGTTTTGGGCGACCGGTCCTCAGATGGCGGACGCGACAAAGCAAGCCTACCTGTGGGCGAATGTGATGATCGAACAACGGGACCAGTAGATCGAATCAAGATGTACGGCGTCAATGACCCCAACCACCAACTACTCGCCGTGGGTTATGAGCCGGTAGACGGAGTTCTGGTCTGCCAGTTCAAAACGGCGAAGTGGAGTTATGTGGGGGTGCCTGAAGCCGAGTTCCTGAAACTGAAAAAAGTTCCCTTTGCTTATCGAATCTTCACGACCAACATCAAGAACAAGTATCCCGCAACCAAACTGGAGTAACCATTGACTCGCTCTCTTTTCGACACGCGCATCCGATCCCTTCATTCAATGCGCTGGTATCAGGAACCCGCGATTCCCATGTTCCGTGAGGCTGTGAAGTCTGGCCATCGAAAGATAGTCGGACAAGCTCCGTGCGGATACGGGAAAACGGTCATAGCGGCGCATCTCTCTGTATCTTCGATGCAAAAGGGAAACCGCGTTCTCTTCGCCTGCCCACGCATCTCTCTTGTCGATCAGACGCTTGAATCATTCGAGCAACAGGGCATCCACGACATAGGCATCATGCAGGCCGACAACAAGCGAACGAATCGCATGGCGCAGCTTCAGATTGCTTGCTTCGACACGCTCTACAATCGTCCCGACGAGTGCAAGGACTTTGGTTTCGTGATCCTCGACGAGATTCACTTGGCCGACGCCCGGATGTGGAAGCTCATGGAGAACTGGAAAGTAGTTCTTGCCCTGACAGCTACACCGTGGAAGAAAGGTCTAGGACTACATTTCAGTAAGCTCATCGTGCTATCGACCATTGCCGACATGCTGGAGTATCACGAGAAAGACCCCTCGGTTGGTTTGGTGCCTGTGCTCGGAATCGGACCAAAACTGGAAATCCTCAAGGGAATCGAAGCTCTGAAGACTGGAGACGATGGTGACATTCAAGAGACTGCCGCCGCTCACTTCATGGAAAAAACAGAGGTCATTGCCGACATTGTGGATACGTGGCTGAAGACTCGGCAGGAAGGCAACCATCCAGGAGACCGAACGTTTGTCTTTGCCCGTCGCCGGGTGACGGCGGTTGCGTATCAGGAGGCTTTCAAGGCCAAGGGAATCAACTTCGACTACATCGACGCATTCACGTCCAACCGCTCTCCAATCTTCAAACGGTTCAGAGCAAAACAAACACAAGGCATCGTGAGTGTTGGGTGCCTGTCTACCGGGGTTGATGAGGATGTGCGATGCATCGTGAGCGCGGCCCCACGAAAGAATCAGGCTGATATTGTGCAAGAGCTAGGCCGGGGGATGCGTCCGGCTGAAGGTAAGGAGTATTGCTGGCTCAACGACCACGTAGGCAATGCCAACCGCTACGGGTGGTTTGCAGACATATTCCACGACAAGCTCGACGACACGCCCCCGCACATCAAGGGAAGCGCCTATGAGAAAGACGAAGCGGCACCCACCGAGGTCAAGCGGAAGCAATGCTCCACATGCCGTGAGTTCCTGCCTCGTGGTGCGTTCAAATGCTCCGTGTGTGGCACTGCGGTTGTCGTGGATGACACGGTGACTCTCGACGGCGAACTGGTAGACCTTCACCATTCCAAGGTGGAGAAGAAGCCAAAGAAAGAACGTCTCCAGAAGAGCGAAGAGCAAGCGTTCTACTCTGGATTGATCCGATTCGCTCAGGATCGAGGATTCAAGGAAGGATGGGCTGCGAACAAGTTCCGTGAGAAGTTCGGCGTATGGCCCAACCGACTTGACAAGGTTCCAATGACTCCACGCAAAGCGGTGAAGGAGTTTATCAGGGACTCTCAACGTGCATGGAGAGATCAACAGAAAGCCAACGCACCAGAACCAGTGGAAGAAGAGTACAGAGCGGAGTTTTGAGATGAGCACACGAACGATAAACGGAGAGGTTGTCACCATGCCGGAACGGTCAGTGATGGGGAGCGAGATGATCGATCCTCTTGAGTTCAGTTACGAGCGTTTTCTTGATCGCAAACGGTTCACTCCGATTGTCTCTGGACTGACTACCGTTCCCGCGCTCAACCCTGCCATGTTCCCACATCAGCGCGACGTGTGCTCATGGGCTTTGCGTCTCGGGCGGGCTGCGGCGTTCCTTGGAACGGGAATGGGAAAGAGCCTGATCGAACTGGAATGGGCGCGATGTGTCTATGAGCATACCGGACTTCCTGTCCTTCTGTTGGCTCCACTAGCCGTGGCTTACCAGATGGTCACAGAGGGGCAGAAGTTCGGAATCCATACGAAGTATTGCAAGACTCCAGAAGAAGCAGGAGACGAGCACATCGTAGTGACCAACTACGAGCGTTTTGAGAACTTCGACCCGGAGAACTATTCCGGCGTTGTCCTTGACGAATCGAGCATCCTGAAATCTTTCGACGGCTCAACGCGTTCCGCACTCATCGAAGCGTTCAAGAATACCCCGTATCGACTCGCAGCGACCGCTACACCGGCCCCTAACGATCACATGGAGCTTGGCAACCATGCGGAGTTCCTGGGAGTCATGACGGCCACTGAGATGCTTTCCATGTTCTTCACCCATGACGGAGGAGAGACGCAGAAGTGGAGACTCAAGGGACACGCCCGAACCGAGTTCTGGAAGTGGGTTTGCTCGTGGGCTGTGTCAATGCGCAAACCTTCGGATATTGGATACGATGACGGGCTATTCGTTTTGCCTGAATTGATCTATCACGAGCATATCGTCCAAGTGGATACTCCGTCGGAAGGGATGCTGTTCGCGATGCCAGCCGAGACGTTGGGCGAGAGGCTTGCGGCGAGACGGTCTACTGTCGATGATCGGGTTGCTGAAGTGGTTTCCATTGTCAACGCAGAACCAACCGAAAAATGGCTCATATGGTGCAACTTGAATAAAGAATCCGAAGCGATAAAATCGGCGTTGCCGGGATGCGTGGAGCTGACAGGATCAGACTCCCCCGAGCACAAAGCGGAAACGTCTCTCAAGTTTGCTCAAGGCGCTATCGACTGGCTTGTGAGCAAGGCAACCATTCTCGGGTTTGGAGTGAACTATCAGGTTTGCTCACATCAGATCTTCGCCGGGGTAAACGATTCATGGGAGCAGTTCTTCCAAGCCATCCGGCGCTGTTGGAGATTTGGCCAGACGCAACCCGTTCACGTTCACATCATCGCGGCATCGACCGAGGGAAACGTGCTGGAGAACCTGAAGCGCAAAGAAAGGGAAGCGGAGCAAATGGCAGAAGAGATGCAGGAAAACATGCAGGACTTGACCCGCATGAACTTGACCGGAACTGTACGGAGTGAGTCCACTTACGAGCGCGAGAAGACTGAGACGGAGCAGTGGACGATGCACCTTGCCGACTGCGTCGATCTGGCGCGAGAACTGCCCGACAATAGCATCCATTTTTCCGTCTACTCGCCTCCGTTCGCTTCGCTTTATACGTACTCCAATTCCGAGAGAGACATGGGAAACAGCAAGGACCATGACGAGTTTTGGCGGCACTATCGTTTCCTCATCAAAGAGCAGTTCCGAGTGCTTATGCCGGGGCGTCTTGTCTCCATCCATTGCATGAATCTTCCCACGTCGAAAGTGCGCGACGGGCACATCGGAATCAGGGACTTTCGCGGCGAGATTATCCGCGCATTTGAAGAGGTTGGATTCATTTACCACTCTGAGGTTTGCATCTGGAAAGACCCCGTGACGGCCATGCAGCGCACCAAAGCCCTCGGCCTGCTTCACAAGCAGATTCGAAAAGACTCATGCATGAGCCGTCAGGGGGTTCCCGATTATCTTGTGACCATGCGCAAGCCGGGAGATAATCCAGAGCGCGTCGGTCACACGTCCGAAGAGTTCCCTGTCCAACTGTGGCAGCAATACGCTTCCCCGGTTTGGATGGACATCAACCCATCAGACACGCTTCAATACCGTTCAGCGCGTGAGCACAACGATGAGCGACACATCTGCCCTCTCCAGTTGGAAGTGATCCGCCGCGCTGTGAAGTTGTGGACGAATCCCGGAGATACGGTTTGGAGTCCGTTCGCGGGCATCGGTAGCGAGGGTTTCGTGGCTCTGGAGATGGGACGTGGATTCATCGGAAGCGAGTTGAAGCCATCGTACTACCGTCAGGCTTGCAAGAACCTCCAGCGGGCTCTGAGCGTCACGAGTGGACTGTTCTCGGAAGTCGAGGAAGAGCCCGAAGACGAATCGGACGAAGAATCAGAATGACCGCTCAACAAATAGCCCGATCACTCCACGGCAAGAAAGCCGGTAAGCGATACCAGTGCCGTTGCCCGACCTCCTTACATGCCCACGGCGACCGCAACCGTAGCCTGAGCGTGTGGGAGTCGGAAGACGGTTGGGTTCGCCTGAAGTGTTTCACCGGATGCAGCCGAGACGAGATACTTGCTGCGATGGGTCTACAAGTCCGTGACCTAGCTCTAAACGACTTCAAACGCAATCCAGAGTGGGAGCAAAAGAAGCGGGACGAGGACCAGTTAGAGCGGCAGGAATACCGGATAGGTCTTGCGATGATGGCTCAGGCGGTGATACCGAAAGAGCGGAGATATTGGGCCAAAGTCGAGCAAAATATCGCTATTGAAATACGAGAACTGAGGCGTAAACTCTATCCAGATGAAGCCAAGAAAATCCTCCGCAACGAAACCGCCCAACACCTAATCTCCGAGTACGGCGAAGAGGAATTGCTTGCCTGTTTTTGGAACGGACCCGCTGGTACAAGGATGCGGGCAAGACTGGAGAGACGCCGATGAACGAACCTCCGCAACGTGTTTACACTCCCGCTGAATTGGTTGAGAAAATCCAGAAGAAGCTAGCCGAAGAGAGAAAGGCAAAGACGAAATGAAAGCTCTTAGTGTGCGTGCGCCGTGGTGGTTGGCAATACTGGACGGTGGCAAGGATATTGAAAACCGTGACTGGTACACGAACCAGCGTGGACGCATTGCCCTACACGCGGGGAAGTGGTTCAATGAAGACGAGATCATGCAGGACTTGATTACTATCCAGAAAATCCTCGGACTCGAAGAGCCTTCCAATGAGATGCTGAAACTATTCAAGCCGTTCGGCGGCTGCATCGTGGGAACCGTTGAAATCGTGAATTGCGTCACAGAAAGCCCTTCGCCGTGGTTCTTTGGAAAGTACGGTTTTGTGCTATCCGGTCCCGTTGCTCTGCCGAGTCCGATCCCCTACAAGGGACAGCTTGGTTTCTTCGATGTTCCAGACGATCTAGTGAGGACAATACAATGACAATCGGTGCGATATCGCACCTCAGCCCAACCGAGCCGAAGTGGTTTGACATAGGCTTGATGACAGACGAGACGGCAGCGGCAACCTTGAAGGAAATACTTCGATCTTTGGACACCGCTGAGGAGCAAGTAGAAGGGTTCCGTGAGCGCATCTTCTCTCGCCGCATGTGTGCCCTACGCATCTACCGGACCCGGAACCTCTGGAAGCTGGATATAGACCCCCAGAGCGACAGGCCGTTCACTTCGATGGATTCGTGGATCGAGGCCCTCTATCCGGGTGGAACCTCTCGCTACGCTAAGGAGTCGGCAGCAACCGAGAAGGCTCTTGACGCCGTACCGATCACCATCCTCGCAGAGACTCCCCGGTGCAATGCCAGGTTACTGGCTAGTCCATCAGTGTCGGAGACGTGTCGCCGCGATCCTGTGGTTCAGAAAGCCATGCTGGAGAATTCGGAGAAGGGGTTCCGCCAGGTTCTCAACGTGACTCATGGGCAGGCGCTTGAGGAGTTTGAGACGCTGAAGTTCAGGTTCCCTAAATCGACGGCGGAGATGGTCAAGAAACGGTTGGAAGAGATTGGCGAGACGTGGAACCTGACCACACCTGAATCGGAGTTACTGAAGGGGTTGTTTGAAGAACCGGAGACGATGTGATCCGTCCCCGTAAATCTCTCCGGCGAGGTGAACTGACTCCCTCTGAAAAGGAAGCCGAGCGCAACCGCGTCTACGAACGCTGCGGAGGACGGTGCGAACTTCGCGGGGAAGATGGACTACCGTTGGACCCAGGACACTGGAAAGGCGTAATCCCGAAGGATGGAGATACACCGTGGGATCACTGGAACCTTGTTCACCTCCACTCGAAGCGGCCAGCGTTCTGGTCTGAGTCTCAGGGAAATGTGCTTCTCGGCGGTTGTCCAGCTTGCCATCTTGAGGGAATGCACCGCAAAGGATTGAAGCCTGTAGTGCAGAAACGTGTTGACACTGATAACGTATCGGAGTAGAGTGATTGTCATGGTGAAGAAGACGTGTGAATGGTGCGGTAAGCGTTTCGATTTCAAGGTGATTTGGCAGAAGTTTTGCTCGAACTCTTGCAAGCAAAAAAACAAGCGAAAGAAAGCAGGGAAGTGAAAGGGAGACGCAAGCAATGAGCACACGCACGACAGTAAGTCCGTTGAAGAAACGAGTCCACGGAATCTATAGCGCCATGAAACTCCGGTTCGGGCCGAAGTATTGGAAAAATGGCAAACGTAAGGGACAACTCCGAGTTCCTGGGCAGGATTTGCCGTTTAGTGAGGCCGAACTTCTTGCGGGAATGGAAATGGCATTTCCTGATGGATGCGCGATTTACTGCCCATATTGTAGCTCTCCCATTGACTCCCTTAGCGCAACTCTTGATCACGAAATACCCATTGCTCGTGGAGGATCACTTGGACTGGAAAACATCGGTCCGGTTTGCGCATCATGCAACGGGTTAAAGGGTGGTCTGACGCCTATCGAGTTTCGCAGCCTTTGGTTATGGATTCTCGAACAGCATCCGGCGGCCGGCGCTGACTTGTGCCAGCGTCTTCGAACGGGTGCAATGGGTATGCGATTGCGTTACTTTGGAAAGAAGGCGAAATGAGATACACCTACGCGCAAACAGTCGAGCTGCGGATAGCGGCGAACGAAGCTGCACAGGAGCGTGCGAGAGTGCGCGAAGAGTCTAGGCATGTGCCAGAATGTTCCTGCCCGCGCACGATCAAGGTAGATGGCGAAGTGTACGAATGCGCGTCACCGATGGGCGCTGGTTGCCAGATTCACGGCGAAGAGGGCGACCGCAAGTACATCGCGGTCATGGTGGGTGCGCGGCGCATCATGGGAAAGGTGAGCGGAAACCATAGGAGTTCAGGGTCATGAAGCATGTCTTTATCTCGCTGGCGTCCGCGTTCCTGTGCGTGGACTGCGATCACATCGGCAGCTCGTCGCGGCAATGCCCCGCGTGCGCGTCCGGTGCCATCCTGAGCCTCGCGAACATATTGAATCGCTGCGATGACCCAACCGCGTCCCCGGAGCGCGTACAGAGGGCGCTGGCGGCTATGGAAGCTGGCTTGAAAGCATAGCCTACGGGCGGAAGGATGGGCGAAACCTACTCCGTGACAATGAGCCTGTTGTCTTTGCTATCTCGGATGGCAATGCGGTAGGGACGCGCTAAAATCACACACCCATGACTCGCCGAATGGTTGGCCGCTCCATTGTCGCCGTGGATCATGAACCCGCTACGTCCGAGCGCATTCGTTCCATCGACCGGCGTCAGATGCGCCACAATCGGCCCCTTGCCGCCCGGATCGTCAAAGAACGCCCCGATGGTCCATTCGCCCCTTGGAATCGGACCTACCCCCTCTAGCGCCTCGGCGTCGGGGTTGTTTAGGCCCTGTCCGCGTCCGCTATAGCCGATTCCTACCAACGCTCCATCGTGTGCCAGTTTCCCGGTTGACTGCGAGTATGTCCACATGCGCCCTCCACAAAAAGGAGGGGCCAGCGAGAGCCGACCCCCAAAGACCGCGAGAAAGGTTACGCGACAGGTTGGCCGGTGAGCTTGGCAATCTCAGCCTGAGCGGCCAAAATCCCGGCATCGTCGATGGCGTCGGCAGCAGCGAGAATGTCCGCAAGGGGTTTCAGCGCGTCGGCATTCGACTTCTGAATGTCGCCGTAAATCTTCGAGAAGATCTGGATACCTAGAGCGGCAAGGTTTGCGATTGCGATGGGGTCCATACTATTTGCCTCCAAGCATTGTTGCGATGACGTTTAGGGTAGTTTTGGCGGCAATCATGGCCAGCGCAAAGTCTTGTTTCGCCGAAGCCGATTTGATGTGCGTCACCCCATCGGCCTGTAGTTGGTCGATTGTGGAGATCGCGGAGGTAGCGCAAGTGGCAGCAGCCGCGTCTGTGCCAGCTGACCCGATGCAGGCGTTGGTCGTCTTGTCCAGCCGGTAGACCGTCTCAACCGACTGCTGGATAAAAAGGTGGTCTGCGTCTGAGATGACCACGCACCCCTGCTGCCCGGCGCACGTCTTCCCCTGGTTGTAGGCTAGAATCTCGCCTTGCTGGAATCCCTGCACGACGATCATTGCCTGTTCCGAGGCGGTAGCTGCCTTCTGTAGTTGCGATTGGTTGGCTGGGCATCCGGTGAGCATGATCGCCAGTAGCGGGACGATCAGGAGTGCGGTGATTCGCTTCATGAGTTCCTTCTTTCACTTGGTTGTGGCCGCGTCCACCTGCGAAGCCGTAGGAGCGTCCGGTTCAGACTTAATTGCGTTGGCCGCTGCGAGAACGCCGGCAGACGACCGCGAGTTTGAGTAGTTGCGCCAGAGTGTCACGGCAGCAGTGATGTTCATCATTACCACACCAATCTTAGTTACCACGACCGGGTATCCGACAAAGAACGAGCCTACCCAGTTGCGGAAGTCTGGAGACTTGTCATAGTATCCGGCGATAGCGACGATTGCAAAACCGATGCTGTGCGTGGTGATGTTCTTGCTGCGAGCATAGGCAATCAGTTTGTCGAGAACATTCATCGCGTCACTTCCCCTCTGCTGCGTTCTCGGCCTCGCCGCGCTCGACCATCTTGGCGATCACTTCCGGATCAAGCAGATTTACCGTGCCTGCCGGGACTGGAACCCTGACGACGCATGGCTCTGGCTGGTTGGGCGGAGGCTGTCCTGGTTGCTGTACGGGCGGGTTCGGCCATTCTGGCATATCGTCTCCTTAATACCGGCTGTTACTGATGCCGGAGAACTGCGGCGGAGGAGGGGCCTGCATAGATCCTACCACCGGCTGAGTTGGTTGCGCGAAAGAATGACCGTCGTTTTTGTAGAGCTTGTCGAGTTCGCGGTCTAGGGTTGCGTCCGGTCCTTTGCGGTCCTGTTGTGGCCAAGCGTGATATTCAGGAGGGTAAGTGTCGTCAATCGGAATGCGCAGTCGAAACATCACTTTGTCTATCTTCTCGACCATCACGTGATGCTCTGCCTCTATGTGGCCCAAGCGCTCATTCTGGCTCTTCTGGCCATCCTTGAGATCGTTCAGCGAATGCTCCACTGTGGTTTTCCAGACGGTGCCGCCGTAGACCATGCCGCCGAACGCACCCGCGAGAGAGGCAACGCAGGCGATGAGTGGCATCCAGTCATGCCAGAACTTGCGCAATTTTGAGTCTGTTTCCCGCCGCCTATGCTCGTGCTCTTCCATTCCCGGCTCCTGGATCATGATCTACAACCCCGCCCTTCCGATTACTGGAGTCTCGGCGAGTGATGCTCTACTCCGGACTTCTCTTCCATTCCACCTCTATCACGTACTCCACCGCGTCTTCCGCTGGCCCATTACTGGCCCGGTGGTCCTGTTAGTCAATCTGTCAGACTATCCCGGCAAACTCCACAATAAAGGCCGATACTCGATCACGGGGGTAATGGTGCAATTCGACCCCGTGAACTGGCCAACAGTAAGCGTGATCGCGCTTCCTGCTTTTGCGCGAAATGTCCTTTTATTGCTGTTCCATACCGTTGCAACTCCGAGCGAAGAACCAGCCGCCTGTGTGCTGGCTATGGTTATTCCAGACGAAGAGGCGTACATTCCTACATTAGTTTGCCCGGAAACCGCCACGCTCGAATCGGCATCTGTGTAATTCAGGCCAAGATACGAGCTTCCCTGAGTTGAGCAGGTTCCGCCGCTTCCGACAGTCGTCTCGCTTGCGTTAACCTCAAACTCGTAGTTTGTATCTGCCCCAACAGAAGCTACCATTGTTAGCGTGGTGATCGTTCCCCCCGCAGCCAGCATCGTAGCCGCGTAAGGCGTGCTGTATACGACCTGCGGTGCCCCAACCGTGGATGCCGAAACTGTTCTGGCTGCTGACCCATTAAAAGTTGTGGATGGTGCGGCGCCACCAGTAGCAGCAAAAGTCACGGCATTGGGAACTTTCGCCACTGCGATAGCGCCAGCGGTGTTTGAGAGAGTCCCGCCAGCGTCAGTCGATACCACTCCAGTCACGCTAGTCGTAGCTGCTGGAGTTGCTCCGGAATTGAACATCTGCCACGAGTAAGACGAGCCATTATAGATGCACTGGACCTCACCATAATAGGTTCCCCCACTCACATACGGTCCGTAAAGCGACACAGCATCGCTGACCCATTTTTGTCCAATTTGTGTGTATTCACATGTTGGTAGCGCGGTTCCCGCCGCTGAAAAGAATTGTCCGGCGAGAAGTCCACCAAGATATACCGGGGCACCATAACCAGAGCTACCGATAAAGATTTGCGCCACTCCAGAAGACTTGTAACCAAAGCAGGTATCCACTGTTGATCCAGAACTGGTGGTAGTGGAATTGCAGAATTGCTTATCGTTGGCTACTTCCATGCCCACCGCCGAGATGCGTCCGGTGTCCGTTGCGGTGATTAATTGGCCACCGAATATGTTATTCGTGATACTCAGCGACGGACCTGACAGTTGGCTATAGCCAGATGAGGATGTTCTGTAAAGAATCCAATTGTTTGACGTTCCGAGCGGATCACCCGTGTCTGAATACGGGAACCAAACAAGATCGCTCCCGGCATTTGAGCCTGTTTCTGCCGTCGTATCCATTCCGACAAACCAGCGTTGAATCCCGCCGCGATAGTAAAGGTGGCCACTCAAGTATTCCGTGGCGCTATTAAATGAAGCGTACAGGTTTGCTGCTAGAGTGTTACTGCCGAGATTCAATCCTTTCGGGAAATTTCCGGTTCCAAGGAAATTCCAACTTGGAGAAGCGCCCGGATAGTATGTCGCCGGAGCATTGCCATCCGTCCAATCGTAGAAAAACAGAGCGCCTCCGTTGTTGTAGAAGTTATAGTCGTTAGTTGCTCCCGGAGGATATAGCTCAAGCCCTGTGTGTCCGTTCACATTCAAGGCCGCAGCGGGATAAAGTTGAATCTGTTCCCCATCTTCGCTGAAGATCGTATTGTTCGCAGTAAATCCAGTTACCGTAGCTGTTCCAAGTGGAGAATCATAGCCATTGTTTTTGAGCGTTAAAGGGATGACTGTGCCGCTTCCAATCAGCGTGTAGTAGGTTCCAATCGGAACTCCCAAGGTTTGGCCTCTACCCATGATATTGTCTTCTAAATCTAAATTGCGAATTGAACTGGTAAGGCCACCTGTGTTTGTGTCGAAAGTGAAGATCGTTGGACAGGTTGCTCCGGGGCATGTTCCACCCCATCCATTATTCTCAAAATGATTGTTAGTGAAAGCCACGCTCGACACGATACCCACCCCGGCCACGGCCTTGATGTTCACCGCGCTCGTTCCGGTATTGCTCTGGCACAGAGAATCGTGAATATGGTGCGTTCCGGCTGAGTTGAGATTCATGCAAGTAACATTACCGTCGATGTGAACCTGGTCAAGAGAAGTCTGCGTCGATATGTCGGACTGGAACCCAACGCCACCTGAGAATATGTCTACGTTGTCGATTGCAACGTCATAGCTTCTATCTTCTTCTAACTGGATTCCTTGGCATCCCTGAATCTTCAGATCCGGCCCTAGATGGACCATGACAAGCTGCGTAATCTCGATTCCACCCGCTGTCCCTCCGCCAGTGCAGACGATGGTTCCGTTCTTGATGACTTTTTTCTCGTAGTAGTATTGCCCGCCATCTGTCACGGTGAGAGCGTATCCGCTTGTTCCGGTAAAAGTGACGGTGTGGCCTCCGAGGTCAATTATTGCTGGCTGTCCGAGTCCGGGAAATCCGGTTCCGTTCAGCGTCAAGGTCGCTGCGGATGCGCTCGTCGTGTCGGCGAGAAGTTGCATCGTGCAACCGGTCACGGGGCAGTAATTGTCGTAAGCTGTCTGCAACCCGGCAAGACTGCTGAATGCGACTATGCCTTGGGCTCCGGTCGCGGCCACGAGCGATCCCGGTAGCCCGTTGACCTGAGAGGCTCCGCTGCCTGTCTGCGTGCCCCCAGTGATAGCGGACCATGCGCACGGAGCCGTGGAGCACCCCGTACCTCCAGCAGTCAAAGGTACCGTATTCTCGCCTGAAACAGTGGTTCCATTCCCTGGGTAGTAGGCGACTTGTCCTGTCGTTCCGGGGTTGACAGTCCCTCCAGAGGAATTCACGGTGACAATCCCTGTACCACCCAGAGGAGAGATGGTGACATTTGATCCGGCTATAATCTTCGATACGCCGATCGGCACGGAGATCCAACTGCGAACTCCGTCAGCCGTCGAGGATAGGATTTTACCGTCAACCGATGGATTACCAAGCGCGGGCTCCTTAGAGTTGAATATATTCCAATAAGCCGAAGACAGGTATCCATCGTCTGTTGAATCGGCGACGTGCATCGATATAACAGGTGCCGCGCCTCCACTGGAAATTACTGGAGAAGTGGCGGTCACACTCGTTATTCCACCACTTCCTCCACCAACAAGATTAGGTACTCCATGGACGCATACATACATCTTAGTATCTGGCCATCCAGCCTCAAACACAGGAAGCGCCCCTGAGCACGTTGTAGGAAGAGTCGGATAATATACGATACCTCCGTAGCTTGGATTTACAATCCATTGCCACGAAAGATTGTAGTAACTGCACGTATAGACCGTTGCGGGGCTTGTCGACGTGTTGGTGTAGAGAGCACCCGCATTCGACGATGAACACGCCGGAGGGGGAGGCGGGGTAACCCCGCTCGACTGAGAAAAAATCAGAGATGGAAAGATTGCGCATACGGTGAAGATCGTCACTATCACAAACTTTTTCATAATCCCCTCAATAACCAGTCACGCGTACAAATACTCCCGTTCCACCAAGACATGCAACATACACTTTGTCTAGACCGTTCGGCGTTGCTCCAACAGTGTTGGGGCTAGGCACTCCGGAGTTTCCATTGTCTGTGGCAATCGCCCCGAATGCGTGATGCGGAAAAGCCATGGGCAGGTTGATGCTGCCTGTTGACATGGATGCCACATAAACAAACTGCTCGATAATTGGATACGAAACTCCCCCAACAACAATTGAACCTCCGTAGGAATACCCCCCGAAATTCGGGGTGACACCGGACCCTCCGTCGGTACGAATTGTCCAATATCCGGAACTTGCTCCAGAAGAAATTGGAGTCGTGCTGCTCGCGGCAGTAACGCGCCCCTTGCCGTCCACGGTGATGTTAGCGGCAGCATAACTTCCCGCCGTCACGCCGCTTGCTGCGAGAGTTGCTGCCACAGAACCAGGACCAGAGGCTGTGACATCTCCCGTTAGTGCTGTGATGCCTCCAGTCCCATCTGACGCCCATCCTGACCCGCCCGTGTCCGGATTGGTGACGTTGTTATCAACGGTGCTAATCCAGTATGACGAACCGCTAGACTTTAGGACTCGTGCCCCTTTTGGATACCCTCCGATAGCGGTGGAGAATGCAGCATCGTAGGGAAACCCGGCCCCAGCACATTCCCACACATCAATAGCAGACATTTGATACAGACCACCATTCATATCTGCTTTTGAAGGAGGGATTCCTCCACTTGCCAAAGGAGTAGCGCACAACGGAGGGAATCCGTCCGTCCACGATGCCGCACCTGGCGTTATAGATGTTTGAGAAGGGACTGGGATTGGATTCGTTTTTGTCGAATCTCCTGTTGCCCATGCCTCTACGAGTTTTAGCGGTGCATTGCTAAGTTGCATACCTTACCTCATAATACCGCATATGGATTTCCTAACGATATGAACGGAGCCTGTCCAAACGGAACTGCTCCATCCGTCATCCCACTAAACCCAAACACCGGAACTTCCGTTGTCACCATCCACCCGCCAACGCCTGCCGGACGAAGAAAGATCCCGCTCTTGGTGATAATTGTTATCTCGAACGGTTCCAGGGCGAACTCGAACATGTAGCGGATTTCCATGTTTCCTATATCGTTGATGTATGTTCGCCCGCGTCCATTCATCCACTCTAAAAGCAGAGTATTGATCGAATAGGAACTAGCCCGCGAAATGTTGCTCAGAGCCTTGAGCAAAATCAGTTGACGGAACTGGTCATCCGTTAGAACCGTTGCAGGGTTCGTAGGAATGATTCTTGACACGCCAACGATGCGCCCCCAAATATCTAGCCCGAATCCTTGCGCAGTGGATACCTGCCAAACATGCGTCATGAAATTGTCAACGTCTAGCGAGGGATCAACCGCTGCATTGAACGATTCAATCAGAGAGAGAATTGTCGGGCTATTACCGTACTGTGACGCGATTGTGTCTGTGTAGTTGTTCATATCGCGGTCACCGTAATGTTCGCCGCGTCGAGTGTCGGCTGCTGATCAATTCCCATACTCACTTCGTAAAGCGTGCCCGGTCCCGAAAGTCCTACAAAGATGCTGACAAGAGATATTCCAGATACCGCTGCGATGATTGCCCCAACGTAGTTCAGGGCCAAGATCACTGAGGCGATACCGGCAGGAGTGTTGTTGTTTTCCCCATTGAATTGCGCAATGATAGCATTCTTTATCAGCGTTACATAGTTTGACGGCAAGATAGAAGAATTCTGCACACTTACTGCGAAGTACACTGGCGTTGCAGTAGGGATGTTGAACTTCACTTGATAGGAGGGATAATTGGGGGCGTACTGAGACCTAGTATCGTAGACAGTCTTAGTCGTGTTCCCGTTGTAATTGCAACCCGCATCTTTGGCCAGCCAGATTGCTTGAGCAATTTCGCTCGCCGAACCGCCAACCACTGCGACATAAACTGAGTGAGGGAGAAGAGGGTAATTTGTCGTCCCATAGTTCACAGTGTTTCCCGAAGGATTGTCGATCACATAGCAGTCTAGCACTCCGGGGACTGCATATACGTTTGCAAATATCGCATCCACTGTTCCGTGACTGTTGAGAGCTACTGAATGCTGCCGACGCAATTCAAAGGCCTGTGAACTTTCTACCTCAGATCCTAGAATTCCAGCCCCTGAGTTTGTAACCGTGTCCCACCCAGGAACCGCCCGATAAAGCTGCGTCAATGAACCGGACGGGCATGGAATCGGACCAGTGGCGACGTTGGCGAACTCAGCAGGGATTGTTCCGCTCGGGCCTATTGTGACCGCGCCAAGAAGCTGGTAGACGTTCTGTGAGGTATCGAGCGCAAGCGAACCATCCGGCACGTAGCTTCCGGGGATGCCTCCGATTGTCGCAATGACCACTGTAGACGAGGCAGCGTTGCGGGTCATGAAGTAGATTCGCCCGATGGCATCCTGAAAGCGCCCTTCCGCGTATTGCGGGTCTACTTGGTTCGCAATGTAGGCAATGGAGCTGTTCTTGTCTGCGATGATCGCAGAATCGCTTGAGGAGATCTGTCCTTGAGGAGTTGATAGCGCGGGATTAACGCCACCGCCGAACGCGGTATCAATATCACTCTGGCGGCCGGAGAGAATCTCTGCGTCAGTGGGAAGTACCACACCCTCCGAAGTCCATTCAATCGCTGGAACAGATGTACTCATCAGAAATTCACCGTAGTACTCGCTTCAGCACTGGTTGAAAACTGCACTTGGCCGCTTACTTTGCGTCCTGAAATTGATGTTATCACTGTGTTTGCCGAGATCACACCGGGAACTTTCAATGCCGCATTATTGAAAGCCGCCGCGATCTGCGAATTAGTCGGATTCTGCCCGATCAACTGCTGCCAGTACGGAACTCCCTGAGTCGTGTCATACCAAAGTTCTCCCTGGAACGTACGAATCGCGCTGGCCACATCTTGAGCAACAGAGTATGGGGGAGAAGCAAAAGCGATGTTCCCGTTAGAGTCGAGAACCAAATCCCAGGCCGACACATCCAAGAGCAACGTCTTCATCGGCGAACTCATGCTACAGGTTCCCCACTTTCATCAGTTCCTGCCTTTACTCCGCTGTGGATGTGCGTCTCAAGGCTGATTCCGTTGGCCGTTACGTCCTCTGTTACCGTAAGCGACTGATCCATTGTGGCGTTACCGCCAATTTGCTGCAACGCTCCATCGATGACGACTGTTGGAGCCCGCAGAGTGATTTTGGTAGTCGAAACGATTTCGATCTCGTCAGATAAAAACCGGACGTACTGTGTAGGAATTCCATTTAGCAATCCGCCGAGATACATTCCGTCTGCGAAGTCGTGCGTCCTGAAGCTGCCAGGATTCGCCTGTTTCTTCGTACTCTTGACTTTCGTAATGTCACGGCTGGCAAAGACCGCTATTCCAATGTCTCCCACCTTCGGGTCGATGATAACCGCATTGGAACCGCCTTGAATCCGCAGATATGGAAGCCCGTACATGGTGACGTGCTGAGTAGCGACAGCTTGCCCGCTGATTTGGTTCACCAGAATCTGCACGTCCACAGTTCCAACAGGCGATAGTTCTCCATCATTGGAGCAGGCGATAACCTTGACGACGGACGCCGTCTGTACCTTCGCGAGCGCCTGCTGAATAGCAAACTGGAGGTTATTGCGAATGCCCCATAGCGTTGAAGGTTGAAGCATTCCTGCCGGATTGGTGACAGTTCCCATCAGGCCCCCACATAGGCTGCGCCGGTCGTAGGAGAAACAGCGTTAGCGATTGTCTTCCAAGCCCCTCCAGGGGTCTGGCTTGATAGATGATGCGCCATAGAAACTACTATCCATGTCCCATTCGCCTTGGGAATCGATGACCGCATTTGAATGGTTCCACCGAACGTAATGGCCGGATTAAAAAGCGTCTCGAAGTTTACGCCTGTGCTGTTGAAAACAGGGTAACCCTCAAGTCCAGTTTGCGCAGAAACGAGAGGCGCTGCAACGCTTCTGGCTTTACCGTAGGGGGCTATTGCCAGCGTGTTAGGACTTGTGCTGTCGAGATACATCCAAAACTTGTACGCCTGCATCAAAGAACGCGCCTGCTCCATCAGCGTGTTTCCGAAGTAAGAACCTTTCGAAACTGTCGCCTTGACGCCATTGTTTTCAAACTGGTATCCCATCGCTTTTGCAATCTGATTCATCACGGTATCAATATCCGTGTCTGCCGAAATACTCAAAGGGTCAGAGGGTTGAACCAGAGCAGCATAACCTATTTGCGCTTCGATATAGAGATAGGCGTCCGGCATCGATGTATATACCCCCCAAGAATTGAGCACGTCTCCGTTATAAACAAGCGTCTCTTGGGTGCCGTCGATTGCGAACACTTGAATCCTGTTGAAGGCGAATTTGGTTCCTTCGGGAGCCACCACGAGGTTATCCCAAAGCGTGCTCGTCAACGTGTTCATGTCGTTTGCAGTAACGCCGAAGATCTGCGCTCGAAGCGTTCCCATCATCGCCCCGCCAGCGTTCTCGATATAAACGGCCGCGCGAAGTCCTTGAAGAGTGATCGTATTGAAGCTCTCCCCGTTGGAGGAAAACGATGCGCTTTGATTGCCAAGCGTGATGACAAATTTAAGATCCTTCGGGTTTTGGAACGAACTAGATGGAGATCCCATACGCCTCCAAATCTGCCGCATCCAAATACAACATTACCCACCGCGATCCAATTCCCGTATAGATCGGATCATCCAATCCTTGTGTGTCGAAGAATACAAGCCAGCCAGCGAATCCAAGATACGAAGTTGGCACGAGCGACACAAGATTCTTGCACTGCACGGCGCAAGCGATCTGCACACCGTTCACAGAAATATCGAAAAACATGCACTGATTCTTCACATATACCGAAATCGCGCACGATTGCCCATCTAGCACGACCTGAGTATGCTGCGAGGCGACGGGCTGGAGTGCTATCTGGCGCATTATGGCACCCCTACGGAACTACCAGTAAGGATACGTGAAAGCCAAGAGGAGGGGGGCGTAGAGGATTGCGTTATTCCACTGTTTAACGGAGCAACTGCGCTCGGAGATTGCGGGGCAGGAATCGACACGTTAGACAGTTCCGATGTGACATGGAGAACCTGTTTCAGAGATATCTCAACGATGAGCATGGTAGCGCCGCGCGTTGCGGAGCGCTGGTAACTGTACCGCTCAATTGTGCAGGCTCCATCTGATCCACTGTAAGAGGCATCCGGCGTGTATACGTTGTAAAGATTCGTCGAACTGCACGCATCATCTATCGCTTTAAGAAAAGCAATCTTCTCGCCTTCAGTCCCACTAAGAGCTAATACCACGACCGGATTCGACGGCTGAAATACCTTATTGAAGCTCGCGAACGAAGCGCCTTGATTTGTGTTGTTGGCTTCAATTGGAAAACTGCTCACATTCATCGTGCGTGTGAATCCAAACGAGAGAACAGAAAGAGTCCCGCCTTCAGTCGGCGCATAGATCGGACGATTGGCTTGGGTGAAGATTCCCCACGGAAGCTCATTGGCGGCTTGATTGGGTGCAAGATTCTGGTCTGAGGCTATGCCGATATTGATGGCCGGTGAACCGGGAGCAGTGCGGGGAATTGCTGGAACCCCTGGATAGTTTGGCACGTCGGGATAGGGAATGAGGGTCATTGCAATCCTGCGTTCTGCTGCGTTAAGAGCGTACTCCAGTCCATACCACGAGCCATCGAAGGAGTCGCAGCAGACGAACCGAAAGGATTCTGCATGTTGATAGTTCCGATATTCGTCACTCGGCTATTATCTGTGCTGCTGCTGCTCGTGCTTGTGGAAGAACCCACCGACGCTGGCACAGAGGATGCGTTTGGAACTCCCTTCAGCAACGCGCTTGCCGAACCTGTCTGCCAGCGTGAGATAGTTTGTTCTGGGGAAAGACCCTTGTACCCCTTGCTGTCGAGCAGGGCATACATAGCCATGAATCCGGTCTGATCGTCAGGGAATGTTGCAACTTTCTTTCCGCCTTGCGCGAGGATATAGCCGGTTGCGCCGTGCGCTAATGCGAAATCTCCATACAAAATATCTCCGGGGTTGTGTGACTTCTGCGGGATATTCGCCTTGGCGTTGGAGTCGTAATGGGTTCCAGATCCAGAGGCGTTCGGGACGTAACCTCCACGCGAAGCGTAGAACCCTTCTGCCGTGGCGATCTGCTGTCCAATCTTTCTCTGTCCCGCGTTGTAGGCTACAATCTGATGATTCGGATGTGCTTTATTGTAAGCCTCGATTGATTTCTGTTCAGCATGCGCCTGACCCTCCGCAGTAGTCATCGAAGGGTCTACTCCCATCGCTATTGCCGCTTTGGATATCCACTTTCCGAGCCACTCCATCGCGTTCTGGATTTTGTCTCCAAGAGTCTTCCATGCGGCTGCGGCCTCAGAGATCATGTTCGTCCATGCGCTCCAATCGAAAAAGCTCTTTCCGCCTTCAGACCAAACCTCGTAATCCTGCCATAGAAGAAGAATCGCCGCTCCGAGCGCCGCAACTATGCCGATGACGACTAAAACCGGCCACGCTGCCGCAATAGCTCCGATTAGAGCCGTCCACGATGCGACTACTATGCCGAGACCTGTTCCAAGCGCAGCGATGCCAGCAAGACCCCCTGCGATGCCGGTAATAATGGCTACAATCTTCTCGTGGCGCTGCGCCCATGATCCAATCTCTTGCAGAAATCCAAGGAACTTCTCAAGCGCAGGCGTGGCCTTCTGAAGTAAGTCGTATCCAATTTTGACGATCTGCAATTCAAGGTCTGTAAATTCCCGCTTGAGACGAGCCGCCGAAGCCGCTTCTTTTTCAGACGGAGCAAACCCTTTTGTTCTTCCGATTGCCGACTGTACGGCTCCTGGGCCTTGAAGGATCAGGTTCAATATGTCTTCAGGTATCCCGCTAGCCATGCCAAAACTGAAAGCGACTTTGCGGTCCATTCCAGCAAATCGCTTGGAAAGGTCCACCATGATCTGATCGAATGGCTGACGGAAGTTGATTCCCATACGCGCAAAAAGGGGCAATAGTTGAGGCATCTTGCCCGTAAGCAACTCTCCAGGCATCGATGCAATGGTTCGCATGAAGTTCTGAACTGTTCCCTTACTGCCGCCCATCTCCTGCGCCGCTGCTCCCCACGCGAAGATTTTCTGTGTACTCATCTCCAGATTGCGTGAGAGGAAATAGAGTTGCGTATTCGTCTCTATCGTGTCTTTGACGAACGCGCGAACAGCCACAGTCCCACCGATGACGGCGAGAAAGGAGCCTAGTTTTCCAGATAAGGTAGTAAGCTCAGAAGCGGTATCTTTTGATGCTTTTCCAATATCCTTAACGCCAGATTGAGTCTTTCCAGCGGCTTTTTCTAGTCCAGCCAGTTTATCTCGAACACCGGGGGCCTTGGCCTCTACGTCTTTGCTGTCTAGTCCGAGTTGCACGATAAGAGAGTCAATAATCGTCGGCATGGTCTACTCCCTTTCGTTCGCTGCGTCTACCGCGATGATTTCGAGCAGGTTGTGTGCGTCCTCCTCGCCGTAGACCGTTTGTAGCTCGTGCAACGTGGCCAGACGCCTCCCTACTATGATCCCGATGATCCTTGGGACGTTGGAGTATTCGGCTTGCGCCTTGCCGCCGCTAGCGTGCTGCCGAGGGATTCCGAGAGACCGGCGGCGAGAGAAAAATCCAGGTGAAGTTTCAGCACCTCCCACTTCAACATGAGTAGCGTCTTCACTTCCTCAATCTGGCTTTCAAACAATGGATATCCGATCTTTACCTGTGGCTTCTGTGGAGTAGGAATAAACTCGATGCACTCCATCAGTTCGGCTAGCAATGGGCGCATCTGTTCTGCGTTGATTGCGAACAACTTCTTGAGCCCGATCTCAGCCAAAGCAGCCATGCCAAGCTGAATAGCGCCGTCTGGAATCTCCACGTTAGCCGCTCCAAGAGCAAGCATGACGCGAATAGCCCAGTCTTCCGCTTTCGTAGCAGGCATCTCCGTAAGCAGGAAATTCTTTCCCTTATCGCGCCCCTCTGAGTCAACTACATACGTGCTTGTCTTTCGCGCCATGCTTCCTCACTAGATCACGCTGGGTTGGATGCTGCCCCAATTGATTGAGAACTCGCGGGCAGTGAGAACCTTTCCAGCCGATGCCACTGCGTTGTAATCCTCCAGCGTTCCCTTGTTGCAGACGTAGGATTCGCCTGTCGCAGGAAGGTCAATGGTCGCTGAAAGATAGTACACATCGCGTGCGGCCCGCTGCGCAGCGAAGATCGATTCAAATATCTGCACGCTCGGTGAGTCGGCCTGGAAGGAGAACGTCTGTTTGACAGCGTTGAATACGAGCCCCGCCGTCTTGCGTCCATCCACGCCGATTTGGGTTTCCGTAACGACTTGCGCAGCCGTGTCCCACGCCTTGTCAGTTGAGTACCCTTGAAGTTGCACAGGCGTTGTGAACAGTCCTGCAACCGTCAAACTGACTACCGAATTCGCAGAGGTGATGGTACTTGCACCACCTGTAATCGCGTTCGTGAATGCTCCCATAAATCACCTCTTAGAGAATGTCGATGCTTGCCATGCTGAACTGTTGAATCGCTCCACCGTCGGTATACCAGAGATTGATAATCGGAGTCTGCCGACCGTTGCGGGCCTGTGCCCCCGGATCGAGGATTTGCAGGTAGTAGCCGTTCGACTGAATCACTCCCGCCACACTCCTGCCAGCCGCTTGGTTGACTGCTGCCGCCTGCGTTGAGGAAAGAGTAACTCCAGTCTGAACCACTCCTGCGTTCAAAGCGTTGTTAATGGGACCGTCAAAGTTCTGATTTCCATTCGCTGTGGGCTGGCCGACAAGCGCAGAGCGAACCATGCCATAGCCCTGCGGATCGTAGGGAATGTCATTGATGGTCGTGTAGAGGGTGAGCAGAGCGAGTTGAAGTTGCGCACTCAACCAGATCTGATTCACATACTGATCTACCCACGGAAACTTACCTGGCATGTTACCGTTCGAGAAGAACGTGAACCCGGAGTTGCGCGATGCGAATGACCCGTAGCAACTGTATCCGTTCGCAAGAAGATTCGTGTAAGTCTGGAGGCTTGCGCACGTAGGCGTAACAGCAGCCGACTGCGCTGACTTGCCAGCAAGCGTGATGCGCCCGTTTGTCTGCGAGTAGTTGATAGAAGCAATCATGCCTTGCACAAATGCCGCTGCGTTCATCGTCAGAGGGCCGAGTGGTCCAATAGAAGGATCACCTCCGATGCACATTACCCCATCAATGTGATTGGTCTTGGCCCACACTCCAAAGGTTCCTGCCCCTCCGCTTATACTGGCGTTGGCATCGCTGTCCCACATGACCGCGAGATACTCGTCTTCCGTCTCACTGAACCACGCTGCGAATAGTTTCTTGTCGGAAAGTGATGGCTCAACAAGATAGCTCATCGTGGCCCAGTTCTGTGAAACTGCGGTGACGGCGTTCATCACGCTTGACGGAGTTGCCAGTGCAACACCCTGAGATGTCACTCCGCCGGCTGCGGCAGTAACCAAAAGGTTCTGAGCAAGGGTTCCGGTTGCGTATGTAATCGTTGATCCAGTGCCAGTAGTGGTGCTGGTGAAAACGAATTGGCTGTGAACAGAATCCCACGTCACTGTCGGCTTTCCAGCGCCAGTGAATGCAGCAGCGATTGCCGTAGCCATCAGGCTTTGAGTTGCAACTCCCGTTAGGCTGATCGAAGACGATGTGTAGGTGGTACCGTCAACTGTCAGGATCAGCGTTCCGGTAAGCGCCTGCATCTCTGCCAGCGAGTAGTTTGCAAAACTCCCAGATCGCAGAGTTGCTGCTGTTGCAGTTGTCGAATTGTAAAGCGCAAACAGGATCGACGATGGAAGTTTAGTACCGTTAACCATGCCGGCGAAGTAGATCGAAGCGTAGGCAAACTCGTCTGACGATGGCCCGAAGAAGTCAGATACGGCCTGTGCGCTGGCAAAGCTTAGAGCCTCGCCCGATGGAACAAGCACGTTTGGCGTCAAGACAAGGCCGTTCATCACCAGACCGTTTCCGCCTGGGCTCAGTACGCCGGGAATTACGTTTGCGATAACACTCGCCGGAATAGTCATTTCTGTTGCTCCTTATGCGTTCGCATCGTCGAGGATGTTCATGCTTAAAACGTTCGCCGACTGTTCAGGTACGATCACAATCGGATTGTACTGCAATGCCATCGTCAGAACCCATCTGCGAAGATATTGCTCTTCGCCTGTGATGAGCGGGGCCTCGCGTCCATCATCGCAATAAAGAGGGGCGATGCCAACAGGAAACTGCGCAACCGTGTAGGGAGTACGCCAAACTGTCTTGATCGCCGCGCACCAATCGCCCGACTCTTCCCCGTAAAAGTCCGCTTGGATAGTCAGACGTTTCGGCCCGATGATGTCGCGCTGGAAGTTCGTTCCGTCATACCATTGGCGCGGAGTCTCTAAATCCGAGCTTCCAATCTCAGTCAGTTCAACAAAACCACCTGTCGGCATAGACACGCGGTTAACTTGGGAGCGAATGACCTGCGCTGGCTCGACAAAGGGAGTAATGAAGGCTCCGAGTGCGTCAAAAACAGTGTCGAGCGCGATAGACGGAACGTATTGGACCGGAGTTGTGCTCATGCTAGCTCTTCCTGAACCACGACGTTCCGCTCCAGATAAATGAGCGGGCTGTGTTAGCTGCAATCACATCGCTAGTCCCATCTGCTACATGGCTTGTCGATACAGCAGCAAACGTAATCGAATAGGCAGAATTGTTGAGAACGGTCTGAGTCTGACCTGTGACCGTTCCAGAAGTAAGGATTACTCCCGTTACTGCGGCTGTGGGAGCTACTATTGTTACCGGATTGGTTATCGCGATAGTGCCGCCTGTCGCGAGAGATGACGAACTGCTCGCAGTTTCCGCGTATCCTTTGGTAAAGGTTTGGATTGCTGTAAAGGAATTTGCCGCCAGAGACGCGCCGACCTGAATCCACGCCTTTCCTGATCCGGGCAATCCATATCCAGCAGTTCCAGACCCCTGATCCATGTAAAGCATCTGCGTATCAGTGGTATAGGCAAGCACACCCACGCTGCCCGTCGAAGCGAGCGTGGAAAGGCTCGTCGATGTACCACGATACGATTTGATTGCGACGTTCATCGACATTAGAATGTTCCGCTATCAATGGATGTGAGGTTCGACCCCGCTCCGATGGTGGTAGGAAGTTGGGCCGATGTTATGGTTCCGGTCAAGGATGAAAGCGCTGGCACTTGAGCCGCCGTTGCTGAACCGCTGAGATTGCTGAAGGCTGGTTGACTCAGGTGTTGAGTTCCGCCTGTGTCGATGTAGCTTACCCAGTCATTTGAGGTCGCTGAAGAGAGCCCGGTAACTCCCGTGATCGAGGCATCTGGCGATATGGCGGTCCAATTCCCTGCCGTGCTCGCGGGAAATGCCGTCAGAATGAAAATCTGATGGGTGTCCGTTCTGTCGCAAAGATCGCCGACTTGCGCCGACAATCCGATCATTGCCGCAGATGATGCTGCGGTGAAAAAAGCATTTGCTGCGGCTGTTTTGATCCACGCCTTGCCAGACCCGGGCACTCCATATCCGGGCGTTCCGGTTCCCTGATCGACAAATAGCTCCATGCTGTCTGTTGTCCAAGCCAGCACTCCTACCTTCCCTGTTGAGGCGAGGCTGCTCAATCCTGCAAGTGTTCCGCGATAGAGTTCAACAGCTATGTTCACGCTCATGAGAAATTGCCCCCATCTACAAGGTTCGTGACTACTTCAGTCCGAGCAATATCCTGCAACTGTATGGCGGCGCGGGTCCACAGAGGCCATTGTTCAAGAACTGCGACAGTGAGCCAAGTCTGACCGCCAAACACAACCAAATCTCCGCCCTGTGAGTTCACTCGGACAACTGCGTTGAGCGGCCCCCGAAGGATGATCGACTTCGTTGCGTTCTGGATATTAAGACCGTCAAGATGGCGAAGATCCGCAGCAGTAAGTGCCTGCACCTGGGCGAATCCTGTAACTGCATCGGCATAGCTTGGAATCTGCTTCAGACCTGTTCCGATGGTATAACCTGTCGAGGCCTGCACGGTGACAGAGATATTCGGGTTCACCGTGTCGGTAACCGAGTTGGCAAGCGAACGCAAATCCATCAATCGGCCACCTTGTAAGTCGTAGCCTGCAACATCTGTCCAGTGTTGATCAGCGGCTTTGCCTGAGTTCCAGACGCAACAGGAGCGCCCGCTGCCACTTCCTGCTGTGCCCGCACTACGTCACGAGCACGGATGTTCTGTGGGTTGCTTCCAAACTTCAACCGCAACCGGAGAGTAGTGCGAGAGAGCGGAGGAGCTGTCAGATCGATGATGCTTTGCTTGAGAGCGCCTTCGATCTCCTCGCCCATGAAAGCCAGTGTCCTGTGCCCGTTCATCTTGGAACGCTTCAGTTCTCCGGCCATCATCTGAGGCCAATTGGGAGACTCGTTTGAAACCATTGTGCGGAAGAATGGACGAGGCGGGGCGGGGAAACGGCCTTTGTGACCGAACTCATTCCAGAACGCGATAGGAGCCTGATCGCTGTCGATGAATCCAACCTTGACAGAACCGCTGGCCTGCTTTGCCAAGTCGAGGAGTTTGGCTGTTACCGCGTCGCTCATCTTTATGCTTCGGGTAGCCATATTAGAACCTGATCCTCGAAAATCCCATCACATGAAACCTTGACCGCCGAAACCGTTGGCAACTCCAATTCCCCGTCTTCGATTCTCTCCAAGTCCCGCTCCAACTCAGAAGCGTCGATGGAAAGCACGACCGTCATTGGATCGGCGTCCGTCGCCATCCTGCATCCCCTACCCCTAAGAACCCTTCGACGCGCGTTGGGTTGGCAAAATACTTCATCCCGCGATAACTGGTAGTCGCCTGCCAGAAAGCGGCCCCATACTGCGATTGCTGAAACCATGCGCCACTTCCAGGCGTTGCGGGAGTGTAGTCGAAGGAAGCGCCCACCGCGCCCTCATTGGCAGAGCTTACACGCCCTACAGGCCGAGGCTGGCCATCTGCATTGAGCAACCCGCTCAGGAACGCGATATGAGCCGTGATCATGTTCAGGAGTGTGCCGCGCAGGGTCACGTCCTGAACCACGCTGCAATCCGTGTTATTGAGGTACAATCCAGCCTCCGCGAACATCGACGCGAAAAGCGCCGGATTCGCATTATAGGCCGCTGTGAACTCTGGATAGCGGCCTATAAAAAGAGTCGGGTTGAAGGTTGCAACACTCATTAAGAATCAGCCTTCTCTACCTTGTGACCGTCAATGATTGCCGTCTTGCTCATCGGCTCGAATCCAGTTTTGACTTTTTCCGCGTTCCGGGCCTTTGACTCTGCTTCCTGCTCTGAACGCGCCTCAAAGACTGCTCGATTCTTCAGCGGTGGAAAGCCCTCATAAGCCGTCTTCCATGCCGTCCAGAATTCCAGATCAACCGCAGTCGTGGAGAATGCCCGCGCTGGCATCCACACGCCGCTCTCAGTCTTCGTTTCGTAAGTCCCGGCCAACTTCACCGTGATATTGCGATTCTTGGGATGATGCAAAACCAAACCGTTTGGTAAACGGCAACCGATTAGAACTGTTTCCTTCGCCATGACTTACCTTTCAAGGAGCGGCGCTAGGCCGCGCTGAGGCCGCGCAATGGCGGCTCCTGTTAGACCGCTTACACGCCGAGCAACTGCGCAACCAGGAACGGACGGAAGATAATCGTTCCCCATGTTCCTTGGCTCGTCTTCTGTTTGAAACTGGACAGATCGATCTTAATCGGATGCGCCCGCAATTTCTCAGTGAATGCTGTGGTAGCCGTGCGCTGGCCTGCCATTTCGTCGGCAATGAGTTGAACCAGTTCCCCGGAAGTGGTCGAGTACTCAGGGGCAGTCTCGATCTTCATCTTCGGGAAGTTCTTCTTCAGCATGTCCTGAACGTTTACGTTGTAGGTGTTGGTCAGCGTCAGATACACCTGAGAAGTAGGCGACATTGCCAGCGTCATCGGCGAAGCCATATCAAGTTCCACGAGGCCGTTTGCCTGAGATACAAGCTGCCCGTAGAGCGCCTTGATATCGTTGTAGACATAGATGGCCCCGTTTGGGTCTGTTGCCTTCTGAGCCCATGTAACCAATGAGCCTTCTGCGATTGGAGCAATGGGCGCCGAGAGCGACGGATCGTTCAGTAATCCGTAGTTCGCGATACCCTCGATGCCGAAGAAATAGCTCTTGTTCTGGAACTTGTTGAGCGTGAGGACAGACGCCACGCGCTGGCGGTTTGCCCAGTCGATGCGAGCAAGGCCCATCTTTTCAAGTTCGCGCTCGCCCCACTGAGTGATGACCTGATACGTGTAGGACTGGCGCTGAACCCAGTTTACGTTTGCACCAGCTATGCCCGTCTCTGAGTAATCGCCATACGAGCTAACCATGCCGGTCGATTCGACAATCGGGAACATCGCTGTTTCCAAAGTCCAATCACCCTTCTTGGTTTCCTCGCCTACAATCTCCGTTGCCTTCATCGGGGCCAAGAGAACTTCGATCACCTTGGGGTCGATGTAGGTGGACAGAAACGCAGGGATGCCGCTGTTCGACACAGTGACAAGCTCTGGCTGTGCATCCATTGCCAACAGGCCGCCGCGCTCTTTTTCAGTGCGCTGCAACTGGGCGTCGACTCCCATAAATTCGATGCCCCACTTCCGCGATACTGCTTCCAAATGACGGTCCATTATGCACCCCACGTTGAAATTTGCACGAGCTCGCCAACTGCGGCGGATGTTCCAGTGAGCGGAAAAGCCTTCCAATTGGTAAGGGCTACTCCCGCAGTAGTGGTCAGATTGTCGCCAGCCGCGTAAGCCGTAGCCGGAATGCTGAGCGTGTAGACTCCGGTCGAACCAGGCAAGCCGCTGATCTGTGATTCAACGACCGTATTGGCTGCTACGTTTGCGCCCGTGGTGGCGTCTACGACTGGCTGTCCGACGCCGAAGGAACCGGAACCAACCGCCGTGACCGTAACAGTCAACCCAAAGGTCAGGACAGCAGAGGCCGAAGCCACGTAGGCCGTGCCGCGATGGCTGATCGTATACACGCCAGTAGAACCTGTCGTGCCGCTCGTCTGTCCGGTGATGGTTGCGCTTGCCGGATAACTGGCATGAGTGATGGAGTCGCCAACGGAAATGTACTGCGAAACCGCCGTGATCTTGACCACACCGCCAAAGCAAGTGCAAGAAACAGCGCTCGCCGTGTTGGTTCCGCTTAGAACATATGTTCCCGCGCCGCCAACCGTGCCGCCTGAATCCTGTGAGACAACAGTCTGACTGCCAGCGATGCCGGTAACGTTGGCTAGCGTGTCTCCAATGCTGATGAGTCCGGTCACAGCCGTCACGTCGATACGGCTACTGTCTCCCGCATGAGCCGAAGCCGTGAACGTAGCTCCCAAACTTCCCGTATTCGTGGAGCCTAGAGTGGCCGTCACAGATCCGGCAGTGCCGACCGAAGTCGTAAGCGAACCATCCAAGTAGGACGCATAGAGCGTACTCGCCTTGGTGATCGAAGAAGGACCGGCATTCTTGGCGAGAAAATCTCCAGCCCGCATGAGCGTGACCGGGAATCCTGGAGGAATCAACATCCCAGACGCTTGCAGGTACTCGGTCAAAAGACCCTGCTGATCGCGGTGGACGAATCCATCGGGCTCTGCCGGATACTGGCCTTGGCTGGTAACCGTGCGGCCATCCGACTCAACCCACGCGAAACTGCCAATCGTTACGCCGTTGGGACCGGTTACGAACGCTCCACCATCAGGAGTGAGGGCGGTAGCGCGGGGATTGGCGCTTGCGAAATCACCTTCGACCCCATAAGGGTTTTCCCGGTTGACCCGCGTTTGAAAACTTCCAATAAGATTGGTCATATTTTCCTCACATCACCTGAATTTGGCGGTTCGCGCCGGTAAACTTCTCTTCGATGTTGATGCTCGCGTCGAAGGCTACCCGAGCCGATGGCTTGGAAGCCTGTTGCGCCAGATTGAACAGCGCCCTCAATGCAGGAACGCCGGTCACGTCCTTGTGGTCGATCTTCATCTGATCGAGCGCGAATCCGTAGATGGCTTCAGCTGAGTCTTGCGCCAGAACATCACCCACGACCGGGCGCACTGCGCGGCGGGCGTCTTCTGCCTCGCGGAGTTCCGCGCGGAACTCATCCATTGCGTGTTTCATGCTGTCCTCCGCTTTCTTCTTCTCTTCCTCGGGATCGGCGTCCTTCGCCTTCTTGGCCATATCCTTGGCCTTCTTCTCGTACTCCTTGCGCTTGGCGCGGTCCTCGTCGTCCTCTTCGGCGTCCTTGGCGGTCTTGTGCTCCGGCTCGCCCTCTTCTTCAGCGGCCCATTCCTCGAAGGACATATCCTTGGCCCGCTTCGGTTTGGAGTCCTTGGCCTTCTTGTCTGAAGCCTTGCGTAGACTGGCGGGCATCGAATCGTCGCCCGGATCGTCCGCACTGCCGTCCTTGCGCATCTGGGACCACATAGCCCGCTCTTCGCTGGTCTGTGCATCCTTGGCGATGCGGTCCTTGGCCTTCTTCGGCTCCTCTTCCTCGGCAGCATCCTTGGCGGCATCGAGAGCCATGCGAGTAGGCTCCATGCGAAGTTCTGCGTCCATGGCCAGTAATTTGGGTTCGAGAGATGCGATATCGCACCGCTTGCGGGTTAGCCCAATCACCAGAGGCTTGAGGGCCGCGTCCTGGGCCAGCTTCGGAGAAGCCGCACAGAGGATTGCGTAAAGAGCTTTGCCGAATTTCGTTTCCGTCATTTTTGTCTCCAATCCTTCGTCCGCCGCCATGACATCCGATCCAGCGCGGCCTGCTTTAACCAGCGCAACATGATTCCCTTGAATATCGCGCATAACCCCGTCATACCGCTGTCCCTCGTACATCCCCGGCGTCATGTCGGCCCGGTAGCGATACGAGGACGACAACTCCCGAACCGTGTCTGTCTCTACTCCGGCGATAGCGTCCACATCCCAAACGCACAAATCCGCAATCAGATATGGAGCTTGAAACTCCACATCTGAGCCGATTGTTCCTGCGATTGAATCCTGTTTGGGGTCTTCCGCGCTTACTGCCGTGTGCTTGAACATCAACTGCACGCGGGCGAAGGATGGAGCCGCTTTGGCTAGTTCTCCGGGATCGCGCAACAGGTAATAGATGCGCTCCGGCTCCAGTCCCAACTTGTTTGCGTCGGGAATCTCTCGCCCGTAATAGGGATTTACGGTAGCCTTGGAGATCGGAGTCCGCAGGATATGCAAACGTCCGTCTGCGTCGTATCGCCGATTCTTCAGGGCTGAGTCGCACGCAATCTCCATACGCTCTTGAGGTTTGCACTATGAAAACGCGATTGCAAGGAGCGCGAAGAAAAACAAAGGCATAATGTAAAATTAGTTTATGGCTAGACCAAAAAAAGATAGATGTATGAAGGGTCACAAGTTCAAACCTGGATCTGGACGCCACCGGTGCGGGATTTGCCAGAGCGCATATTGGAGACGGTGGAAGGCTTCTCAGAAGGCGTAAATGGCAATACCGACCTCCCAACACACCGGCACGAAATCAACTCCCCAGGAAGAATCCACTTCTTAACCGCCGAATCGTACATCCCCTTTGCGATCTCGTACCGCTTGCCGTTCATGGCTACGTGCGTAGGCCGTGGCGTTCTTCCAGCGTGCGAGTGGAGCCATATCGCCTCAGTAATTCCTAATTCTGTCTGGCGGGCCTTCTGGACGACCGAATTCGCCTTATTGCTCTGATCCCTTGCAATGAGCCATGCCCGGTTCGATGCCACCTTGTACCGCCCGCGAATCTCCGCAACCATCGACTTCAGATCGCGTCCCGCCGCGTAGTTGCGCATGACGATACCTTCGACATCTCGCAGATATTGCGCAGGAATCGACCGAATGAGCCCAACATTCTCCGCAAGAGACGCCTCGAAAGCATCGCGCATGGCATCCGTCATGGTGAACTCGATTGACCAGCCAGCATCGCGCAGAGCCATCCGCATTGCCGCGTCAGTGCCCCGGAATTGCCCCTTGACGAACTCTTCGGCTACCTTTGGGGCTGTCTCATCGAATCGAGCTGTCCATTGTCCAAACAGCCGCTTTACCTCTTCCCGCATCTGCTCTGCTGGTGTGGAGTCTTGCGCGAGGACGGGCGGATCGACCTTGCGCTGCGCCTTGAGCCAATACTCCACCGATGCAGCCATCTCGCCGATGAGAGAGAGTAGGCGCCTCCGGTAACGCTGGCGTACACCAGCATTGGGCCAGACGGCGCGGGCTGCTTTTGGTTTAGGATTCATTCTTCTTCGGAGGGACGTACCGTAATACCGGTCTTGACTGCATCACCATGACGTGAATGTCGATCACTTCAAGGCGCGTCAACTGTCTTGGTTGACGCGCAATAAACGCTGGTACGCTCATGCAGTTCCCTTTCCTAGGCTAGCCCCAAGCTCCTCTTCTGCGGGCTGCTCGATCTCTTTGTCTATATCTATCCCCTGGTAGCCGCTGTCAGGATCACGCGCCAGCCGCTCACGCTCTTCCGTTGAATCGATCACGCCCCGGTCTATGAGGTTGCCAGCCCGGATGCTTTCGTTCACGCGCATGTTGGAAATCTGCTCCTCGGTCATCTCGTAGAGCGGA